GTGTCGCCCTCATGGGCAAAGGAGTATCTAAAGGATGGCAGAATTGGAGACCACATATTCTATACCGCCCCAGATGGAAAATGAGTTAATCAGAATGGGGATACTCCCCGCAACGCAATTAGAGGAACTAGAGAGAGTGTGTCCAAGAGACAGATGGGCGCATCTACCTACAGACCCCTACGATGAAAATGGAGAGGTAATATTCTAATGATTAAAGCAACACTGATGGACTACATGGGCAGTGATATTACTGTCGTTAATGCTGCGAGAGTATCTTTCGGCAAGAAGTCCAGTAACACATACACAACAGACAAGGATGATAAGCTGATCAGGTATCTGGCAGAGCATAGGCACATGTCTCCATTCGGACATTGCTTTGCATCCTTTCACGTCAAGGCTCCCATCTTTGTGGCACGTCAACTTGTGAAGCATAAGTTTCTGAGATGGAATGAGATATCAAGAAGGTATGTTGATTACGAACCAGAGTTCTATGTCCCTAAGACATGGAGAGGCCGTGCTAAAGACAAGAAACAGGGAAGTGAAGGTGAAGTAAAAACAAATGCTAACACCTGTGGTCATCAACTTGATTCGCTCTTTATGTATAGACAGTTATTAGATGAAGGTGTTTGCCCAGAGCAAGCACGTATGATTTTACCACAAAGTATGATGACTGAGTGGTACTGGTCAGGTAGCCTTGATGCTTTTGCTGATATGTGTAATCTGCGTTGTGCTTCTGATACACAGGCAGAGACAAGGGAAGTGGCTACACAGATTAGTCGTAGGATGCGTAGTCTATTCCCTGTATCGTGGGCAGCATTGATGAAATTTTTGACAACATATCACACACTCTGTAAGGTTGCAGAAGAGTATAAGTTTAGATACGAGGAGAATAATGATGAGTAAAAATGCAGGTATCATTGGTGTTGAAACCGTAGAAGAGCATGAGGATGGTAGTGCGACTTTTCAGTTTCACATGGATGCACATTGTCGTAGGTTATTAGCAGATGAAGGCTTGAAGCTAGTGATGTACTGTGCAGCAGCCAAGATGGATATACAGTTAGTATATGACTTCATAGAGGATCACATTAGGTACAATAAGGATGAAAGGTTTGATGAGTACGGAAACTATGGAGAGAACAATCCACCAGTGTCTTCTAAAGAAACATGGGATAATCAAGATAAGGGGGAGAACCTTGCATGACAGGTAAGTACACATTTGGTATCCCCCTCAAGGAAATAAGACCTATGACCAAAGAGGAGCGACAGAGAGCCAAGGTAAAAGAATCATATAACACACTTGGTCTCAATCTTTGTGTAAGTTGTGGGTGTCCTACTCCAAACACATGGTGCGAGTTTTGCTTGAAGGAAGAGTGATGACAGAGCAAGAAATATTAAAAATGTGCAAAAACCTAGCAAAAAAGTACAAAAACAGGCAAGAATACGATGATTTAGTGTCTGAGGGGGTTCTTAAGTGCCTTGAATTGTTGTCAGAGGGTAAGTCAGATAAAGCACTTCTGAAGTCTCATGCTAAGGCTACAATGAATGACTATTACAACAGAAAAAGAAAGGTTGTGGCTATACCTAATTCACACGATGCAAAGTCTATGTCTGTTGATCAAAGCACAAACAGTTGGACTGCTATGGCACTACAAAAAGCATTGTACACCCCCTCAGTGGAAATTAGAGAGGAAATGGCAATGGGTGAATCTCCAGAGACAATTCTGGAGCGTAAACAATTCATCAGACATGTCTTTATGACTGCGTTTAATTGTCTTACTCACGACGAGTGGACAATTATTCGTATGCGGTATTGGGATGGAATGACACAAGATGCTGTAGCTAAAGAGTTATGTCATAACCAAGTGTGGGTTCATCGTAGAGAAAAGTCAGCACTTGAAAAAATCTGTAACAATTTGTGATGTATAAAATGTTGCAGATAGCACTTATGTATATACGTAAGTTTTAATAATTATGATAATAATAAAACGTGAGTATAAACTATGGAAGAGAAAAAACATCAACCATGTCCCTATGTTGCTTGTCAAAGTAGTGACGCATTTTGTTACAACACTGGTGGTTATGGTAAGTGTCACTCTTGTGGTAGGGCATACCCATCAAAAGATGAAATGTTTGAGTGGGCAAAAGAGGCTTACCCAACAAAGTATGCGGAGACTGTAGTGGAAATAAGGAAACCTGACCCCTCTAGTGGAAAATATGTGCCTATGAGGGGTATCACAAAAGAGACCATGCAGGATTTCAACGTCCTGACATATGACGACAAACAAGAGTACATATACCCCTCTGGGGGAATTAAGGTACGTTGTATAGCTGATAAGAAGTTCTACACCAAAGAGGGGTTCAAGGGTGATGAACTGTTCGGTATGAATATGTTCACTGCAGGTTGTTCTAAGACTGTGACAATCACAGAGGGTGAATTAGACGCACTGTCAGTAGCACAGATGCTCAAGAGCCAGTACATCAACCCCGTTGTGTCGTTGCCCTCTGCTACCCCTTCCAAGAAAATGTGGGAGAATTGTGCAGACTGGCTAAACAGTTTTGAGCGTATTGTGTTATCTGTTGATAATGACGAAGCAGGTAATGCTGTAGCTGATCGTGTGGCACGTCTATTTCCTAACAAGGTATATCGTGTACCACATGAGAAATACAAAGATGCTAATGACTTTCTGCAGAACAATGCCATACAAGAATTTAAGTCTGCTTGGTTTAAACCTAGAAAGCATACGCCAGAGAACATCTTAAACAGTACAGAACAATTCTTGTCGCTGTATCGGGATACCCCAGAACATCAGTACGTCCCTACAGGAATACAGGCACTTGATGACAAGATCCTTGGTTTGATGCAGGGACACTTCACTGTGATCAAGGCTCCCACAGGAATTGGTAAGACAGAGATTATGCGCTACCTTGAGTATAATATGCTAGAGCGTGGCATACCTATTGCAGCATGGCATCTGGAAGAGACAAAGCTGCGTAGCCTTCTTGGTCTTGTGTCGTATCATATCAAGGATAACCTCACACGCAGAGACTTGATAGAAGAGAAAGACGCAGAGGGTCTTGTTGTTACCGCTATCGAAGAACTGACCAAAGATGAAAACTTCTATCAGTTTTATTTACCAGATGGTCAAGGCGCTGATGAATTATGTGATCAGATACGCTTCTTTAGCCAAGCCTGTGATTGTAAGTTTGTATTCTTTGAGCCGATACAGGACGTGGTGGCAGGTACATCAGAAGAGAGTAAAGAGGCTATGCTTGCAGACTTGTCTATCAGACTGTCGAAGCTGGCTGCAGAGCTAAACGTAGGGATCGTGACAATCGCCCATACCAATGAAAACGGAGACCCAAAGTATTGTAAGATGATTGGTCAACGTGCCTCTGTTATCATTGACCTACAGCGTGACAAAGAGTCAGAAGACTATGATGAACGTAACACTACGTATATCAGCGTACAAAAAAACCGCCCCTGCAGTGAAGAGGGACGGGCTGGAAAGATGAAGTTTGATTCAGATAGTTTTACACTAAGAGAGGTATATTGATGTATGAATGTAAGACTTGTAAAAAGTTTTTGCCTATAGAAAAGTACAGGCTCAGGAAAGACAGGAGTAATTACAGAGTAAAAGATTGCAGGAAATGCGAGAAAAAGATACAGAGAAAAATAAGTGACTTAAAAAGGTCTGCACCATTAATGCCAAAAAACTGCGATTGTTGCGGAGAAGATAGGGGTGAGTCTCTGTTACAATTAGATCACTGTCATGAAGAGGGCAATTTTAGGGGCTGGTTATGTAACAAATGCAACACTGGAATAGGTGCTTTAGGTGACACAACAGGGGGTTTGCAAAAGGCAATAGAATATCTGAGGAAGAGTAATGCCAGTATTTGATATAGAAACAGATGGACTAAACAGCACCAAGATACACGTATTGTCTTGGGCTGATGATAATGGTGATGTACAGCATACCCATGACTATGAGGCTATGCGTATATTCTTTACAGAAGCAAAGGTTTTGATCGGTCACAACATTGTGAGGTTTGACATCCCCGCAGTGGAAAAAGTATTAGGGATAGAGGTTAAAGCCACCCTGATCGACACGTTAGCGTTATCATGGTACATCAATCATCATCGTAGTAAGCATGGTTTAGAAAGCTATGGTGAGGACTATGGTGTACCAAAGCCAAAGATTAGTGATTGGCAAAACCTGACCAAAGAAGAATATGCACATAGATGCAACGAGGACGTTAAAATCAACATGCGCTTGTGGCGTGATCTTGAGATCAAACTAAACAAGCTGTATTGTGACAAACCAACTGAGGGTCCAACAGCAGATGAATTGATAAACTATCTGACCTTCAAGATGAAGTGCGCTGCAAGACAAGAGGCCCTACAGTGGAAATTAGACGTAGACAGGGCGCAGGGATATCTGGCTGACTGGGAACAACAGAAAGAAGAGAAGACTGAGGCATTGGCTAAAGCTATGCCAGAGCGTATTTTGACTGCAACGAGAACACAACCAAAGGTGATGTACAAGAAGGATGGTAGCTTGTCTAGTCATGGTGAGAGATGGATAGAGTTGTGTAAGACAAACCGTATGCCATACACCACCAAGTCTATGGTTGTTGAGGTAGGTAGAGAGCAAGGAAACCCTAACTCTTCTGATCAGGTAAAGATGTGGCTGTTTGACCTTGGTTGGCAACCCCGCACATATAAATTTGTTAGAGAGGATGATGGGAGCGAACGTAAGATCCCACAGATAAGAAAGGACGGTGAGCTTTGTGAAAGTGTCTTGGAGTTGGCTGATAAAGAGCCTAGCATTACTATTTTGGACGGTCTGTCTGTTCTTACTCATAGAATTGGTTTACTCAAAGGAATGTTGGTATCCCAACGTGACGGATACGTACAGGCCACTGTCGCAGGTTTTACGAACACACTACGATTTAGACACGCGAAACCTTTGGTAAACCTGCCATCTGTCGATAGACCACTTGGTAAAGAGATTAGGAGTTGCTTAACATCGCCTGATGGTTATGTGTTGTGTGGTGCGGATATGACATCCTTAGAGGATACAACAAAGCGCCATTACATGAAACCACATGATCCAGATTATGTTGCAGAAATGAGTAAGGAAGGATTTGACCCCCACCTTGACTTGGCTAAACATGCTGGTGTTGTTACGCAAGACGATATCGACAAACATAATTCTGGTGAACGTAGCCTAAAAGCTCTACGTAAAAACTACAAGGTGGTAAACTACTCTGCCACATATGGTGTAGGAGCGCCTAAGCTGGCGCGTGAGACAGGTATGAGTAAGAAGGATGCCCAGAAGCTATTAGATGCCTTTTGGTCGCGTAACTGGTCAATAGAGAAGGTCTCAAGCGAATTACGTGTAAGAGAAGTTCTTGGCGGTATGTGGGTACAGAACCCTGTATCAAAGCTGTGGTACTCTTTACGTTCTGATAAAGATAAATTCAGCACACTCAATCAAGGCACAGGAGTTTGGTGCTTTGATAATTGGGTTGCTCAATGTCAAGAGTTTGGACTGAACATCATTGGACAGTTTCACGATGAAATCATAGCACTTGTAGATGAAAGGTATGTAGAATCAATCAAATACAGACTAGAGGAGACTATTCGTAAAGTAAACGACAAGCTAAAACTGAACGTAGAATTAGGTATTGACGCACAATTCGGAAAAAATTATGCAGAAATTCACTGATTCTGTGTATAATATCTTAAAAAAAGCACTTATATATATGTACCGACTCTAAAAAGGAGAGACAACTTGACTAAATACACTATGGACATGGTTCTTGAGTATGCAAAAGTTTTCCCTGAGAACGCCGACTTCGGTAATCCTGACGGACCTAGAGCAG